CTCGTCCAGCACTTCGTTCGAAATCGTCATCGTCCTTGCTCCTCTCAGGAAGCATGGACCCAATCAGCCATACACAGAAGACCGGACACTCTCCGAGGCCAGTCGCTACGGTAAACCGCCGGTCGCCGATCGTGGCTGTCACCGCGCTGGTGCCGCGATACAGGGCGCTGGTCAGGTTCACCCCGCAGCGCGCGTCGCCCAGCGTCGCGTCGCAGAAATACTGGAACGTCCGACCCACGGGCTGGTTCAGAAGATGCGCCAGCGCCCGCACTTCCGCCGTGAAGGCATGACGGCCCCGCCTGATCTCGCCGATGCTGCCGCGGCGCATCAGCACGCGCTGGCTGACGGCTTGCCAGTTCACCAGCCAGACCTCGACTGCGGCATTGTCCCACAGCCCATCGGCGATATCGGTCTCGGTGATCCGGTCGGAGCGCAGTGCGCCTTGGACATCCTGGGCGTCGACCGAAAGATCGCCAAGGCTTCTGATCTCGCTGGCCGCGAAACCCGTCTCGGGTTCGAAACTAGTGCCCGCAAAGGCCAGCACCCGATCATGATCGGTGAAGCCGAACACCGCGCCATCCCGGCGTTGCAGCCGCCAGCACCAAGAGAGGGTGGTGGTGCCTTCGTCCAGATGCGCTTGGAAACCTGCGGGCAAGGTCTTCATGGGGTCTGGTCCTGTTGTTCAAGGCGGCCGACGGCGGCGCCGATCCGGGCGATGTTCTCGTCGAGGCGGATCATCCGCTCTTCGATCACAGCGATCGCGCGGAGAGCCTCGGCCATGTCGCGGATTTGCTCGGGGCGGATGACGGAAAGCTCGGTGACCTGCCGTTCGATCATGGCAACGCGTGTGTTGATGATCCCGGCCCACCAGATCGCGGCGCCGCCCTGGGCCGAAAGGGCCAAGGCCAAAGATACATAGGCGACAAAGCCCATGGTGTTGCGGTCTTTGGGTGGGGTCATCGGCGCACCTCGATCAGGGAAATGGAGGGGATGGAGCCGGTGCGTTCGATGTCGAGCGTGACCGGCAATTCGTCGGTGTCGAAACGCACCGGCACGTCGAATTCGAACCCGGCCCGGATCACGGCGCCGGTGGCGGGTGGAACAGTGAAGGTGACGATGCCGGTGGTGGTGTTGACCGACCAGCCGGACCCTTGTGCTACCCCGTTCAGGGAAACCGACACCGTTCCCGCCACGGGCTTCTGAATCGCCCGCGCCCAGGATTGCGCGCCGGAGGTATAGGTCTTGGTCAGGGCAAAGGTGGTGGTCGCTCCGTTGCCGGTGCCGATGATCTGGTCGGTGGCGGCAGGCGCCGCCGAGGGCAGGCAGGATTTGTAGTCCGACCAGTCCTTGAACCGAAACGCGTGCAGGCGGCCGTTGCGGGCCTCGAAGAAGGCAACGACCGCGGCCAGATCGTCGGCCCGGCGCACGCCATAGGAGACGTCATAGCGGCGGCGCGAGTTCGCCCAGGAGGCATTCCTCTCCTCGTCGCCCGAGGCCAGTTCGACAATCCGGGTGCGCCGCTCTGGCCCGCCCTTCGCGCCCCGGCTGATCCCGTCCGGAAACCGTATCTCGTGAAACGCCATTCAGCTGCTCCTTCGGCCATAGGCCACGGCCCGGGCGATGTCGGAGGCGACTTGCGCGCGGGAAGCGCGGAAGCTCTCGGCATCGCGGGCGTAGATGTTGACGGTGGTGCCTGCCCCGCCCTCCCAGGCGCGGGTCTCGGCCCGGTTCAGGACGCGTTCGCCGCGCAGCAGGACGGCAGCATATTCGTCAGAGCCAAGGCCCATGCCGCCGCCATTGTGGAAGCGCGGGGCGGCGGCGAGGGCGGCTGCGGGGATCATCATGCTGGCGGGGCCGGGCACTGGGCCGCCGGAATGGTAGACCCCCGCGGAAATCGATCCGCCGCCGATGCCCCCGCCAATCCCGCCCAGAACCCCGCCCAGCGCCGAAGCGAGAGGGCCGAAGACGAAGCGGCGAAAGGCGATCTTGGCCAGATCGGCGATGATCGAGGTCGCGAGGCTGGAGAAGTCGAGCTTCCCCGTCCGGACGAACTCGGCCACGGCCTCTTCCCCAGCGCGGAAGGCCGACGTGATCACCTCGCCCACGCTACCGCCCCAGTTCGCGGCCTCACTGGCATAGGTGGAGAGCGCCTCGCTGACCGCCGCCCAGCCAGTCGCTGCAACATCCGCCGCGGCGGCAACTTCTTCGGCCGTTTGCAACGGGCCGCCCCCACCGCCTGCGCCACCTTCAGCCGGATCGTCGGGCGTGACGGAGATTTGCAGCGCGCGATCACGCACGTCGTTGAAGTATTCCGACAACGGCGAGCCCGAGACGATCCCACGGATTTGCGCCGCCAGAGCCGCCCGGCGTTCGGCATCCCGGGCGGAATAGGGGTTGGCGACGCTGTCGATGCGGAAGGTGGCCGGGTCTAGCGTGGATAGGGCGGGATCGAGGCCCACGGCTTCAAGGGCGGCGTTCGCCGCCTCGGCCAGGGCGTTGATCCCCGCCAGAGCCTTCTCGATCATCCAGTTGACGGCATCGATCACCGCGTTCGCTGCGCCCACTGCCAGGGCCCCGACGGCATCGGGCACGCCCTGGAAAGCGTAAGTGGCGCCTGCTGCTGCGACCTTGAAGGCGTTGATGACGAGGTCGCCCATCCAGATCACGCCGTCGACGATCCGCTCCCAGGCCCAATCCGCCCAGGCGACGGCATTGTCCCACCAGCCCCGGATCGTATCGAAGACCGGTTTGCCGATCTGGTAGACATTCTCCGCAAAGACTTGCCAGGCGGCCCGGGCCACATCCGTAAAGCTCACTTGCGCGCCGGTGGTCTCGTTGATCTCGTTCCGCATCCCCGCAATCGCGGCTGAGCCCAGCGCCACGGCGGCCGTCACCAGTGGGAAGCGCCCGGCGATTTGCAGCACCCCTTGGCCAAGGGTGCGCGCCATGCCGCCCAGATCGCGGAAGAGGGCACCGACGCCGCCATTGCCGAAGCCATAAATCTGAGAAATCTGGCTGCCTTGCTGGGCCATGACCATGAAGGGATTCATGCCGCCCGCCAGCGACACCCCGATATCCTGAAGCTGGAAGGACAGGTTCGCCATGCGGTGGCTGGCATTACGGGTGGCCGTGCTCATCCCGCCAAGCGCGGTGGTTCGGCCCTTGATCGCCGCGATGCTGGCCAGCGTTGCCTGCCGTTCCCGCGAAATCGCGGCTGTCATCTCCTCGGCGGAAATCGCCCCCACGCGGTGGGCCTGCCGGATCTCAGTCAGGGTCGATCGATACTCCCGCACCACGGCGAAGAGTGGGTTATGCTTGGCGCGGCGGTCATCGAGCGCCCGGCCGTAGGCGGCAACATCCGCCGCGTCACGCGCCATGCCACCCGAAACGCCGGTGGATCGGTTCACCGTGTTCATGACGGTGCCGGATACCGCCCCCGCCTGGCGCAAGGCGCTGGCCGCCCGGGCAGCGCGATCGGCGAGGTCCTGCATCTGGCGCACGGCTTCCCCGGCCGAAACCCCGGCCGCGTTCAACCCGGCCGCTGCCCGGGGCCCGGCCGCCTCGATCAGGGTCAGGGCCCGGGCGCCCTCCTGGCCGATGCCGACCAGTTCGGCCTTCAGCGCCTGCCCCCCGGTCGCGACAAGGCGCACCGAGACCCGGCGTTCAGATCGCGTCGTCATGTTGAGTGGCTCTCACTTGGGCGTTGATGCCGCGCACGGCGAAGGGTTCGATCACGGGCAGAAGCTCGGCCGCGATCAGCCGGTTGAGGCCCAGCGCCTCGGCCATGGCCAAGGCGGCCGTCATGTCCCAGCCCACCACCCCGCCGGGGATCGCGCGGAACTGGCCGCGCAAGGACTGGGCCAGTTCCCAGACCTGAACCGCCCCGGGTTTACCGGAGGGTGGTTTGTTCAATGACTAGGCGACCATATCGAGTGTGTTCAGGTTTGCATAGAACGCCTCCTCTGCTTCTGCGGGCGGGATGTATCCGATGGGTCCGAGCAGGCGACGGTTGTTATACCAATCGACCCACTTCAGGGTTTCCCATTCGACTTCGCGCATCGATTTCCAAGGGCCGATCTGGTTGATGACTTCGGTCTTGAACAGGCCAATCACGCATTCGGCCAGCGCATTGTCGTAGGCGTCACCGACGGTGCCTGCTGAAAGGTCGATTTCGGCTTCGGCCAGCCGTTCAGTGTATTTGATCGACA